GACGGCGGTCCGGGAAATCTTCTTCCCTCCTGTGTAGCCCCGGTCGGTTTCCCCGCCGACCGGGGCGAGGAGACAACTCTCGGAGATTTACATCGTGCTCTCGCAATCCGAAACAGATCTCTACCGCTCACTCAAAAAAACGGCCATCGTGCTCATGCTGATGATCCGGTTGGATAAACCGGTTGGTCAGGGTGAGCTGGCCGCCATCCTGGATATCGATCCGCGCACCGCCGAGAGGCATTTGCGCTCGCTGGCGCAGCGCCAACTGATTACCCGCACCCACATTCAAGCCGGGTACATTTTGACGCAGACTGGCCGGCAACTGGTTCTGGGCGTCGAAGACCTCCCACCCGTGCAGGCACCGTTCCAACCCGTCCTGCCACCCCAAGCGGAGGCACCCCGTGCGCAGAATGTCCCGGATGAAATATGCACAAAATGTACAGATTTGAATCTGCAAAATGCAGATTTAAGCACAAAATGTACAGATTTGGGCGCACAATGTGTGCATACTAGTGAGTCAGTAGTAGTTAATTTAACTGATTTAAGTTTAAATACTTCTTCTACTGACTTAAGCGCACAAAATGTGCAGATTTCGCCGGCGGCGCTGCTCTGTTCGACGCGGGAGTTATTCGGCCAGGCGGTGATCGAGCGCGGCCTGGAGCACATTGAGCCGCGCCTGGCGCTGGGCTGGATCGCCCAGGCGTATGACTGCCGCGCCCGGCTGCGCTTCCCGCCCGGGCTGATCTATAAATCGCTGCTGGCCGGGCGGATTCCGCGGCGCGAGTATGTGGAGCGTCCGCAGGATTATCTGCCGGACTGGTACCTGGCTGAGATCGGATTAGCGCCGGAGACGGTTGCCGAACCAGAGCGACTACAGCCGCTACAGGTGGAGGAAAAATCAGGCATGGCCGATCAATCAGGCGACGAATCGATTCGAATAAAAATCCCCGGGCGGGATATCACGGCAATGCAAGCATGGAATAGTGTGCAAGAGCAACTGCAAATGGAGATGCCGCGGCATGCCTACGACGCCTGGGTGAGAGACGCGCACCTGGTGCGCTTCGACATAGCGATCGATACGCTCGTGATCCGCGCCGGATCGGAATATGCACATCGTTGGATCGTCTCCCGGCTGGAGAGCAGGATCCGGCGCCTGCTGGTCGGGATTTGCGCGCGGCAGATGCAGGTTAAGTTTATTTGGTAAGTTTATTCGGAGGAACCATGAAATATGCGATTTGGGCAATTACATTTTTGGCAATGCTCGATATTTTGCAGCGCATCGACCGGCAAATGAGGCGCGTCGCGCGGGCATTGGAGCAGATTGCGCGCATCGAGGCGCCGACGATGACGGCGGCGATCAGCGAGGTGGCCAGTACGCTGGATGAGAGCCGGGCGCCGGTTATGTTAATTGGACAGGCAACGCGGCGCAAGCTGAGAAATGGCAGAGAGGCAAATTGAAATTTGCAAATTGCAATTTTCAATTTCGAAATTGAAAACAGGAGGAGCTTATGATCCACTACATTCCGCTCAAAAAAGTTTATCCTAACCCATGGCAGACGCGCCAGGGCGACCCGGATGCGCAATCGATCCGGGAATTGGCGCTGAGCATCGCCAAGATCGGCCTGATCCAGACGCCGGTCGGGCGCGTGCTGGCGGATGACGACGGCAGCGGCCAGGTCGAGCTGGCCATCGGACACCGCCGCCTGGCAGCCTATCGCTGGCTGCACCAGAGCGGCGAATATTCGACCACGCCGGGAAAATTCGAGAACCTCCCGGTGGACGTGCGCCCGCTCTCCGATGAGGACATGGCGGACCTGGCCTGGACGGAAAACGAGCAGCGCCGCGACCATTCGCCCTGGGAGCGGGTGCTGGCGATCCAGAAACGCATCGACGATTTCGGCTGGACGCAGGAGCAGGTCGCCGAACGCATGCAGATTGCACGCTCGACGGTCACGAATTTGCTGGCGCTGCAGAAATTGGATGAGCCGCTGCGCCAGGCGCTGCACAGCGGGCTGATTTCCACCCGGGCGGCCTCGGCGCTGGCGCCGCTGATGGACCTGCCCGAGACGCTGCTGGAGGCGGCCTCCAATTCGATGGTCGAGCGGGTGCGCCCGGCGAATATCCGCCAGGCGGCGCTGGATGGCGCCTCGTCGGATGAGCTGCGCGAGCGCATCAGCGATCTGATCAGCCGCTACAGCATCCCGCTGAGCACGGCGCGCTGGCCCCTCGATCTAGCGTTCCACAATCTGGCCGGGAAAGCGAAATCGGTGCGCTGCGCCGGCTGCAAAACGACTATCAGGCGCGGCAGCGCGAACTCCGAGAGTTCGCAGACATTGTGCGCTGCGCCGGGGTGTTTCCAGATCAAAAATCTCGCCTTTTCGGAGATGGCGAATGCTCAGCGTTCGCCGCAAAAAACTGAACAGAAACCCGCTCCGCAGCCGCAGATACAGGTCGAGGAATTCGAGCGCCCGGAGAAGGCCGACCCGGGCGAGGCAATTGGAGGATTTCTGCCGGCGGATGGCGCGCCGGTGGATGAACTCGATGAGCAGGAGATTTTCCCACCCGCTCCACTGCCTGCGCCCACGGCGGCCAAAACCGAGCCCAAACCAGCTCCAGCTCCAGAACCTGAACCAGAGCCTCCGGCGCCGCCGACGTGGGCCGAGTCGACCATCACGGCCACGGGTACCGCGTGATCGCGCAGGCCGACGGCACCGCGGTGCATAAATCGGAGCTAGGTGACAGGCAGACTTTGCAGGCCGACGGCGTGAGCCTGCCGAGTTGGATGGTGGATGAGATCGAGGGGATACTGGCGCGGCATGGTTGGTAGCCGCGCTAATGTGAATTAGCGGAGGTGTGATTTGGCAGGTATAACGAGACCGGCGTTGAGGTATCACGGTGGCAAATGGAAACTTGCTCCCTGGATTATTCAGCATTTTCCAGGACATACCACGTATGTTGAGCCATTTGGCGGAGGGGCTAGCGTTATTTTGCGTAAACATCCGTCGTTCATTGAAGTTTACAACGATTTGAATGGTCAGGTAGTCAACTTTTTTAGGATACTACGGGAGCGTCCGGCAGATTTGATTGCTGCTATTGATTTGACGCCGTATTCCCGGGAAGAATTTTTGTTATCGCAGCAAGACGATATTGATCTTGATGCGCTGGAGCGGGCACGTCGATTTTATATATGGAGTTGGCAGGGCCGTGGGCGCGCGGGGGTAAACGAACCAGGCGGTTGGCGTTTTATGAGTCGCAGGACTAGATACAGAACTCCTGTAGATGATTTCAACAACGTTGACCATCTCTGGGGCATAGTACGTCGTCTGAAACAGGTGCATATTGAGTGCGATCCATATCAGAAAATAATTCTGCGATATGACTCTCCGGAGACGCTATTTTATTTAGACCCCCCATACGTTCAGGATACGCGCTGTTATCGATGGATGCGTGATGGATACCGTTTTGACATGACGGACGATGAACATCGCGAACTGGCCCGGGTAGTTAGTGAAATAAAAGGAATGGCAATTATTTCTGGATATCCATCTGATTTGTATGATGAACTGTTCGCAGGGTGGACCAGGGTGGATCGCCGAGCGGCAAAAGATAACGGGATCAAGACTGCGACAGAATGTATCTGGATTTCACCGGGGGCGGTGGTGCAGCCGAGGTTGGTATGACCGCCTACCCCTACTACTGGCGCGTACGCACCCGCCTGCCCGAGCGCTACGGCCAGCGCTGCCGGGTGCTGGTGCGCGGGCGGATGAATAGCTGCCTGGTGGAGTTTGAGGACGGGTACAAAGTGGTGACCAGCCGGAATTATGTGAGGAAGGCGATGTGATGGCTAAATCAAAAATCGAATGGACGGACGTTGTGTGGAACCCGGTGACGGGATGCAATAAGGTTTCCCGAGGCTGTAAGCACTGTTACGCCGAGACGATAGCGAACCGTTTTTGGGCGAAGCAGTATCCACAGAACGCTGACGGCAGCCCGCGCAGGTTTACGGATGTGCGCCTGCATCCGGAGCGGCTGGATGAGCCATTGCGGTTGAAAACGCCACGGCGGGTATTCGTGAATAGCATGAGCGATCTGTTTCACGAGACGGTAGACCGGCATTTTATCGCCGATGTTTGGCGAGTAATGGAAAAGACGCCACAACACGTTTACCAGGTACTCACAAAACGCTCGGAGCGGATGTGGCATTGGGTGACGGGATATGCACTATATGACAAGCCTCTGCCGAACGTTTGGTTGGGCGTCTCTGTCGAGAATCAGCAGGCAGCGGATGAGCGCATCCCGTGGCTTCTGCAAACGCCAGCGGCCGTGCGGTTTGTGAGCTGCGAGCCGCTGCTGGGTTCGGTGGATTTTAGCTCAATTGGTTCGGTTGGAATGGGACAGTGTCTCGAATGTGCGGGCGCTGGTGAAACAGCGGGCCATTATTTTTCCCCTGATGGCGTCGGAGTATGCGGTAGCTGCGGTGGATCTGGTGAAGACTCTAACGCTGTTCTCGACTGGGTCATCGTCGGCGGCGAGAGCGGGCCGGGGGCGAGGCCGATGCACCCGGATTGGGCGCGGTCGTTACGGGATCAATGTCAGGCGGGTGGAGTGCCTTTCTTTTTCAAGCAGTGGGGAGAATTTGGGTCGACTGGAACAAATTTATTGACTGATGAGCCTGTTTTTCTACAGTATCAAAACTATGATCATTGGACGCAAAAATATTGGATGGCAAAGGATGATATTTTGCTGGATGCAACCGGTGAACGAATGCTCAATGGTGGCATGATCAAAGTCGCAATACCGCCATTTACGATCATGCGTCGAGTAGGCAAGAGGGCCGCCGGCAGGCTGTTGGATGGGCGGGAGTGGAATGAGTTCCCGTGCTAACTTGTATCGAGGACGGGTACAAAGTGGTGACCAGCCGGAATTATGTGAGGAGGCTGTCAACGGATTTGCCGGTAAACCTTACTACGGATTGAACGGATTGGAGGCGATGGATGAAGGCGCTTAGTATGTGGCAGCCCTGGGCGACGTTGGTGGCGATCATGGCAAAACTGGTTGAGACGCGGAGTTGGAAAACGGATTACCGGGGGCCGCTGGCGATTCGTGCGGCGCTGCGGTTTCCGCAGGAGGCGCAGTTGTTATGTTTCCGGGATCCGTTTCGCTCTGCACTTATTCGGTGGTTATTGGAGGGCGAGATTACGCTGCCGCGGGGGGTAATCGTGGCGACGTGTGAGCTGGTGGATTGTGTGCCTGCGGAGCAGTTTAGGGTGTGTATGGCGGAGGATATGGAGCGGCAGCGTCAGATCGATCCGCGCTGGCGCTGGATATCTTTCGAGGAGGGGGAGTTTGGGGATTATTCGTCGGGGAGGTGGGGGTGGGTGCTGGAGAATGTGGTGCGGTTGGAGGCACCGGTGGCGGCGAGGGGGCGGCAGGGTTTGTGGGAGTGGGATTATGGAAGGTGAAATGATGGTTACTTGTATTAGAGGAGCTATGGAGGATGACAGAAGATGACACGTAGAGGCCCAACGAAAATAAGCCGATCAGAGCAGCACTGTTTGTGGTGTGTATACCACACGCATAGATTAATCATATCCGGTCGCCATCCGATTTACTATCGGCTGTGCTGGCATTTGACGCCGATAACAGCTCCGCTAGGTGAAAAATTTATTGCATGATGGAAACCACCGAGAAACGCGCCCCGACCGCACTGCACCGCCTGCCGCTGTATCTGAGCCTGGATCAACTGGAGCGCCTGGCCAACGCGCTGCGGGAGATCACCGACAGCGGCTACGGCGAGATCACGCTGGTGATTGCAAACGGTCAGGTGGACCGCATAAAAGAGACGAAATCGTATCGATGATATACAATGGATGAGGAAATCGAGCGCTTATTGAAACCGGCCGACGTGGCCGCGATCCTGGGCGTCAGCCGCACCCAGGCCTACCGGCTGATGGGACGCGAGTTGCCGGCGGTGCGCTTCGGCAATACGGTGCGTGTCCGGCGCGCGGACCTCGAAAAATTTATCGAATCTCATACCACAAATAATGGCAAAACGAGGCCACGGTGAGGGCACCATCTACAAACGGGCGGACGGCAAATGGCGCGCCCAGGTCTCTGTTGGGGGCAAACGTCTCTCCAAAACGCACACCAAACGGAGCGTTGTGGCCGAATGGCTGCGCAAAACCACCGGCCAGATCGGGATGGGATTGACCTACGACCAGGCGCGTGTCAGTCTGGCCGATCACCTGCAGCGCTGGCTGGCCGGCGTGCAGGGATCGCTGCGAGCTAGCACCTACTCCCACTATAAATTACTGATCGACAAATATTTGATCCCTTCCATCGGCGACGCGCTGGTCAAGGACCTCTCGCCCGACCTGGTGCAATTTTGCTACGACGAGCTCACTCGCGCCGGGGTCGGCGCGCACACGCTCATCAAAATGCACGCTGTGCTGCACGAGGCGCTCCGGCGCGCCGTGGAGACCGGGCTGGCCGCCCGCAACCCGAGCGATGCAGCCAGGCCGCCGGCCGCGCCGGCGCAGGAAATGAAATTCTGGAGCGAGACCGAGGCCAATCGTTTCCTGATGGCGGCGCGCGGCAACCGGTTATATGCATTATTTTATTTGGCCATCGTGAGCGGCGGCCGGCAGATGGAGTTGTGCGGCCTGCAGTGGAGCGACCTGGATTGGACGGGCGGGCAGTTACGCATCCAGCGCCAATTGCTGCGCTCCGGAGACGAGATCTTCGGACCGCAAAAAACCGCCCGCGCCAAACGCACGATCAGCCTGGGCGCCGGCACCCTGGACGTGCTGCGCGCCCACCTGGCGCTGCAGGCGCGTGAGCGGCGCCTGGCGGGCAGCGGATGGTTGGAGCATGGGCTGATATTTACATCCACCACCGGCACGCCGGTGCACCATAAAAATCTGGTGGATCGCTATTTCAAACCGCTGGTCCAGGCTGCTGGCGTCAAACCGATCCGCTTCCACGATCTGCGCCACACGGCAGCGGCCATCATGCTCAGCCACGGGCGACCGCCAATCGTCGTCTCCAGGATACTGGGGCACGCGCGTGTCTCCATCACGCTGGATATCTACGGGCACCTGATCCCAGGGTTGGATGCCGGCGTGGGCGACATGATGGATGAGCTGGTCGCGCCGGTGGAATGGAGCGTGGAGACGGAAAAATCAGAAAAATAATAGCAAAATCGGCCGAAAAACAGTTTTTTGGCGCTATTTGAGGCCTCCAACATACCCCCAGATATGGGGGGGTAAAAATGCAAAAAACGCCAAAAATCGCCAAAACACCCCCCACCAGACAACACACGGTTCGCCGTCTCCGGTCAAAAAAAACAGCGCAAATAATTATCAGCGCTGTCCAGTAAATTATCAGTGCAAACCTGCACAGACCGGAGGATACACGGATGCAAATCACCTTTACCCAGGCCCTCGAAGGCTTCGAGCTCTATTGCCAGGCCCGCCGCCTGAGCAAACACACCCTCAGTGACTATTTCACCACCTATCGCAAATTCAGCCGCTGGCTGGATGATGACCCGCCCTTGGAGACCATCACCCGCCGCCAGATTACCCAGTTCATTGCCGCCCAGCCCGTCTCCGCCAAAACCGCCCTGAACTACCACACCGGCCTATCGGCCCTATGGACCTGGGCGCTCAAGGAAAACTTGGTGCACGAGCACACCGTCCGCCGCGTGGATCCACCCGAGCCGGAGAAACGCACCATCGCCCCCTACACCCAGGCCGATCTGCAGGCCATGCTCAACAGCCTGGAGCGCACCAATAAATACAAACGCCCGGGCAAAAAAGCCTCCAACCACTCCCTGCCCAACGTGGACCGCAACCGCGCCATCATCCTGCTGCTGCTCGATACCGGCATGCGCGCCTCTGAGCTTGCCGAAGCCAAAATCAACCAGCTCGATCTGCGCAACCGCCGCATCCGCGTCTTCGGCAAGGGGGCTAAGGAACGCACTCTTCCGTTCGTCGCCCAGACCGGGCAGGCGATTTGGCGCTACCTGCTGCCCCGCAAAGATGAGCCGATCAACGCCCCGCTTTTCGAAGCCGCCGGGCGCACCCTCACTCGCACCCGCCTGACCAAACAGCTCCAATCCATCGGAGAGCACGCCGGCGTGCACGCTGTCACCTGCCACCGTTTCCGTCACACCTTCGCCATCACCTACCTGCGCAACGGCGGCGATCCCTATACCCTGCAAATCCTGCTCGGGCACACCTCGATGGATATGGTCAAACGCTATCTCTCCATCGCCCAGGCCGACATCGAAGCGCGCCACCACCACGCCAGCCCGGTGGCAAATTGGAATTTATAGAACAAATATAGAACGATATATTACAATTCCGCATACGGCATTATTCCCTCTTGACAACCACTTCCGTATACGGTATTATATATACACAACAAAGGAGATTGAGATGGCAATCATAACCGATACAAAATTCAATTTTGAGAAAGCAGAGAACGATCTTTTTTCGTGGAATTATTGGGACGGCACCAGCGGTAATTGCCTGACCCACAAGCCGAGCGGTCGTGAGATTTACCAGATGCGCTGGAATAATGGCGAAGAAGTAGAAAGCGATATCCGCCAGGCAGCAAAAGAATTTTGGACCGAACTCTGGGCACTCCAAGAACAGAAGCCCCCGAGAATCGAAGAAGATTACGACTATGATCTAGAGCCAAAACACGGGCAGAATGGCTACTGCCGCAAATGTGGCTCCTACTGCTACGGCGACTGCGAAGCAAACTAATGCCAAAACGCTATCTCGGAATAAACGTCTACGACGCCGCCCGTAAAAGGGTGGCGTATGTATTCGATCACTTCCCGCGCATATACGTTTCATTTAGCGGCGGGAAAGACTCCACTGCCATGCTGCACCTGGTCGCCGAAGAAGCCAGACGACGCCAGCACAAAATCGGCTTGCTGTGTGTAGACTTTGAAGCCCAGTACCGTCACACCTACGAGCATGTGGCGACGATGTACGAGCTATATGCGGACATCATTGAACCATACTGGGTAACGCTGCCTATCTCGCTTGACAATGGGGTGTCGGAATATCAGCCGCGCTGGATCTGCTGGGAGCCGGGCTTCGACTGGGTCAGGCCGCGCCCGTCAAACAGCATCGGGGATCAGAACTATTTCCCCTTCTACAGCTACGCAATGGAGTTTGAAGAATTTGTGCCTGCCTTTGGCGAGTGGTACAGCCAGGGGCAGGATTGTGCAGCATTCATCGGCATCCGCACAGAGGAAAGCTACAACCGCCACCTGAAACTGGCTGTCAGGCACAACCGAGAATTTCACGGCGACAACATGTGGGCGCTGAAACAAAAGTCGGCCAGCCAACCGGTGTACTCGATCCATCCAATTTATGATTGGAAAGTCGAAGATATCTGGCGCTATCATGGCAAGTTCGGCAAACCCTATAATCGTATTTACGACCTGATGCACAAGGCCGGTCTATCATTGCATCAGGCACGCCTATGTCAGCCCTACGGAGTGGACCAGCGCAAGGGTTTATGGCTTTTTCATATCCTCGAGCCAGAGACCTGGTCAAAAATTGTGGCGCGCGTCAATGGCGCCAACAGTGGGGCTGAGTTTGTCAAATACAGCGGCAATATCTCGGGCCAGATCAAAATCCATAAACCTGCTGGGCACACCTGGAGGAGCTTTGCTTTGCTCCTTCTGAAATCAATGCCACAAAATTTAGCCGAGCATTACGACAACAAGATTTTTACGTTTATCGGATGGTGGATGGAGAGGGGCGGCTATTGGGATGATGATGGAAATTTCTACCCGATTTACGGCAGTATCCCAGACGAAGTTGATCATAAGCTAGAGGTAGCCAAGAAAGCGCCATCCTGGAAACGGATATGTAAATCCTTACTGCGTAGCGACTATTGGTGCAAAGGGATTGGTTTTGTACCAACCTCATCTCCCCATTATGACCGCTATCGTAAATATATGGCAGACCGAAAGCGCCTGAGAGGATATATCCCATTATGGAGACGATAATCAAAAGTGGTTGGATGCAAATTATCAATGCGGTTTTACAAAATGAAATCGCAGATATGCCCGAGGAAGAGCGTATCGATGCTATTAACATAATCAAAATGGCGTTACATGAAATCAGTCCATTTAAAAATGAGCCGATTGATTGCGTGATCTGGGTGCCCTGCGATACGGTTTTGGCCAACGACTACAACCCCAATAAGGTTGCCCCGCCAGAAATGCGCTTGCTCGAAACTAGTATCCTGGAGGATGGCTATACTCAACCCATTGTCACCTGGGTTGACGATGGCAAGCGCGAGGTAATTGACGGCTTCCATCGCAACCGCGTAGGCCAGGAGTGTAAAACTATCAGAGAGCGAATACGGGGATATCTCCCTGTGACAACGGTAAACGAGAATCGCCATGATCGCGGCGACCGAATTGCATCTACGATACGCCACAACCGGGCAAGAGGCAAGCATCAAATCTCAGCTATGAGCGATATTGTGGTTGAGTTGGCGCGCCGCAATTGGTCAGACGCCAAAATTGGGCGCGAGCTTGGGATGGACCCGGATGAAGTCCTGCGCTTGAAGCAAATCACCGGGTTGGCAGAAATGTTTGCCAACGAAGATTTTAGTGAGGCGTGGGAAATCGACCCATACACAGAGGAGTAAACCATGAAAGAGTATACATGGCCGAACAATAAGCCAGTTATCCGGCAATACGTTGTAATCGATGATCGTGGTAGATTGGGAATTGCTTACTCTGATCCGATATATCACCCAGATGTGCTCTTTGCGCACCCGGCAGATGGACCGTCCATCAAAGAGTGTGGCGGTAGTATTGTGATGCTCGATACAGTGTGGCATTTGCAGGCCGGTGGAAGCAGCTACTCTGGCCAATGGGCAGACTATGTAAATAAGCCTGACGCAAAACTAGAAGATATGAGACGGCAAATAATTATTGTGGACGACATCGGATACCTGCTACCAGATAGTTGGGCTGATAGGATTTTTGCCGACAGCGACCAGCCGGGCTACTGGGATTACGGCGCCACTATTGGCAAAATCGGGGGAGAGCAGCCCGTAAAAGGGCAGATCCACAACGAAATGACCGTTGGCCAGGCGGAAAACTATGCCCACGAAGTCGGCGAGAAAGCCACAGCGCGCGGGATCCGACTCGCGGCGAAGAATGGATACATTCCGGGCGCCCGCAAAATCGGCAGAGATTGGCTAATCCCATACGACGGGATGAATCATTATCTCGACAATCGCCCAAAACCAGGTCGAAAAACTGATGTGCGCTGACACCCGCACCCCCTCCCACGCCGCCCGCCTGATGCTCATGTATTTCCTGCGCCACCACCTGCGCATGCTCACCTACCAGGAAATCGCCGACCTGTTCGACCTCGGCCACCGCTCCACCGCCCTGCGCTCCATGCGCATCATCGACGAGGTCGAACAGCTGCTCCCCGATCTCGAAACCAAAATCCACCGCAGCCTCAACCTCACCCGCTAAAAGCGCCCCACCCGGGGCGCCCGACCCCGACCCTCTCCCTCTAGGGAGAGGGTCGGGGTGAGGGTACCCCCCGCACAACCCGCACAGCACGCACGCACAGCACAACCCCCGCACAACCTCCTCAATCTCGATATTGCACCTAGTCGCACCCGGATTTAAATAAAATTCAATGCCAATTGATTAAATTGGCATTGAAATAGAAAAAGTGCCAGGATTTAGACAATCAAGGCGCTTTTTGCAATCGAGATTGTGGACCTGGAGGGATTCGAACCCTCGACCTCTTCAGTGCGATTGAAGCGCGCCGCAAAACCACCGGCAACATACGCACCAATAGTCCCGATTTTACCCCATTTTCGGCCAAAAACAGGCCGGATTTATTACATCTATACCATCATAAACATCATCACCATAAAGATTGCACCCGTTTTGCACCCGTTCTAGGAAAATATTAAGATTGAATTATTTAAAAACGCGCTTATAATGTAATTAATTGAATAGATTCCACGACCTGAGACAGTCATCAGACCTGGGTCGCGCCAATTGCGCGGCCCAGGTCTTTTTTGTTATAGGAGGTCATATGGTTTTCGGATTGCTCGCAATCGTTTTTCTCCTGGCGTTCATCACGGAGAGCGCGGTCGAATACGTTTTTGGGACGCCGTTCAACAAAATTCCTCAACTAACACCGTATAAATGGCTGCTCATGTACATAGCCCTGCTCGTTGGAGTTGGGCTCACATTTTTCTATAAACTCGATCTGATCGCAATGCTCTCGATCTGGCTACTGGAGCTGTTCCCGGGCTGGATCGTGGTGCTCGGGCTGTATCAATCTGGCACCTGGGTCGGATATATCGCCACGGGATACGCGGTCGGGCGCGGCTCGGTTTTCGTGCACGATCTGGCCAGCAAATATATCCTCAAACGTCCGCAGGATAATTTCGCCTGATGGATGCTATAGCGATGCACGACAATAACATCGTAGAGCGCATCCAAAATATCCTCGAGCGGCACGATACCGTGCCGCAGAATCTCAAGGACGAGCTTATTTTGCTGGGGCTGGCGGAGATACTGCGCACGGTAAAAAATCACGCCGGCAGGCTCGAATTCCTCGAGAAATATAAACCTTATTTGCAGGTCCTGGCCTGGGCAGTGGGAATCATTGGATTGTCGTTATTAACGATGGCTGTCACCGGACGGCTGCAATTTACAGTCGTGCCATAGGAGATTAAATGAAACACTATTTTTATATCTGGCAGCTCGAAAACGTCCCGGCAGATCCGCTGGTATTGGCTGCGCTGTGCAAATCCTACGGCATCGATGGCGTGGCGATCAAGGTCCTGGATGGGGCCAGCCGTTTTAACACCGATGGAGGCAATGACAAGCGCCTGAAATCCATGATCGACGGGCTGCGTGGCACCGGCATAGATGTAGAGCTGTGGGGCTATCACTATCCGGATTCGCCTGGGCTGCAGGGCGACATGATTATGGAGCGCATAGAGAAGCTTAGCACGACCGTCTACCTGGCTGATCTGGAGATCGAGTGGGAGCAGCCGTTCGGTATGCCAAAGGCAGCCGAAACTATGTTCTCCAAAGTAAAGCGCGGCGGCCTCCAGGTGTTGATGACCGGCGCCAGGTTCCCGCTCAATTTTCCAAATACGCCCTGGGACAAATTGGATAACCTGGTAGAGATCGATGGCTTTGACCCCCAGATCTACTGGCTCGGAGCTCATAACCCATTTGACCAGGCGGAACGCTGCTGGCAGGAGTACCGAGATTTTACTGACAAATCGATCATCCCAGCCGGTCCATGCTGGGGCCAGAACGTCAAGACTGCCCAGGGGCCGGTCTGGTGGGAGCCTACTGCCGAGGAGCTGCAACAATTCCGAGACTGGGCAGTCACCCGGGGAATCGGCAAATTATATTGGTGGTCGCTGGATTGGCCGTTGACGCATACGCGTATGGATCTGGTTTCGTTCGCGACCGGAGTTATTCCCCAGGAGCCTCCACCCGATCCTGGATATGACACGTATGAGGCCATTGTCGATCCGGCCAAATGCCGCGGGCTGAATGCCCGGGTTGGTCCGGGGACTGGCAATGCAGCCGTGCTCGCATTCCACCCGAGCTCACGGGTGATTGTGGTTGGAGAAGATGGCGATTGGCGAAAAATTAAATTGCCGGCGGACCAGGAGCTTTGGGTGCACGGCTATTATCTGCGGAAAATATGATGCCGCGTAGAGCAGCTCGTCCATGTGCGCAGCCTGGCTGCCCGAATACCACTCGCTCGAGTCGATACTGCAACCAGCATGAGCAACAAATCAGGCGCGCTAGCGGAGGAGACAATCGCCACTATAACAATAATCGCTGGAGAGCAATGCGCAAAAAATATTTAGCCGCTCATCCGTACTGTATGGATCCATATCATATCCATGATCGATCAACCCCAGCAACTCACGTCGATCACATCCAGTCATTAGCCGCTGGCGGCTCTGATGACTTGAGCAATTTGCAGGGATTGTGTCACTCATGTCATTCGCGCAAAACGATCCTCAACGATCATGGGTATGGGGTATCAAATCTCTAGAGAGTTGAAGTATATAGAGATCGGAAG